CTTCCTTTTATAGGGATAGAACCCCTCCAAACCCGTAAGGGTCAAGCAAGACCGTGATTAGCGGTTAATCCCCGTAATCGTGGCGCATTGAGAAACTCAATAGCCACCGTCCATCAAGCGTACCAATCTCCCCCTGGCCTTGCGGGTCAGAAAAGGAGAAGCTTGACGGCCGACGTAACTTATAAGCAAAGAACGGCAGTTCATTGGTCGATTTATACGACCAAGGTCGGAAGATATAAACAGGGCATTTAAAGCCATGATTACGATCCTCCGTACCAAGCTCGGATTTTGTCCAAGCAAGGTAACCGTCGTCAGATGGATCGCTCATCGGTATACAAGGGAATCGAGTTTTACGTCGACTTCCAGAATACCTAGAGGCAAGTTCGTCCATCTCGCGAACCAGAAGTGACGCATTAAGCGACACATGGTTGGCTTTGCTATACGCCCATCTAGTTAACCTATTAGATAGACGTATGCGCTCCTGCAGCGAGGATGTCAACTCTCGCTGATACGTTGGCGTTACATCCTTTCCGTCAAAATAATGACGGCCACACGATTCAAAAAATCGTCCGGTAAGGAAGGATTTCTCAGAGTTAACCTTGAAACCAAGCGCTTGCAATATTTCTATAGCAAGTTCGGCAGATTCACGGGGAACGATGATATCGTCACCGTAAACGCTTACAACGTCAGGTCGATCGGAAGTCTCCTCCTGTGCCACCTTTACGATGGCATAGAAGATGAGAGTTTCCAGCTCGAAAGTGAACGAGTTACCCATCGAGGAAAATTTTTCGAGGGGTACCCAGACACCTTCGATCTGCGTCTCGTAGCAACGGACGCGATCTAGGAGCTCCACCCAATCAATGGGGAGGAGGTCCAGCACTAAGTTACGACTGATTGAATCAGACGCCATACTCAAGTCGAGTGTGGATAAGTCTTCGTCGATAGCCCTTGCGGCTAAGCGCTGATTTATGGATTGGTCATCCAGTCTGATTCCAAATCTGCTCAAACGCGAACGGATAAAACGGCCGATACCCTGCTGGAGAAAAACATTTCCAGTAGGCTCGGCCGCAATAACACGATCAGTCTTTGCAGATTTAGGGACAGTCAGTAGACGCGAACCCCTCGTTAAAGTAACGGACGAGGGCAGAACCGAGTACGGCCCCCATGGATGTATCCCCGAAAGGGATTCAAACCAATGAGGGTCATTCTCGATATGAGCCAGGATTAGGTTCCTGGCGGGACGCGTAACTGACATTGCTTGGGACAGCTTTTTGTCCAAGTGGCTACCTCGACGTAAGTCAAAAGTAGCTCCTTGAGTCCAGCGACACATCGTCATTACTTCGCCAACACGACAAGGTCCAAGAATACCGGATATTTTACGTCTGATCTTCGGAAGAAGATCATCGACGGCGGGAGAAGCCAAAGGCTGTCCGCTCCAGTAATCACGAAACAAGTCGTTAATAACGAGGCAAATCGACTCAGCGACTGTCCAGTCGCCGAGTGCCGTTGCTCGAGTATCTATCCCCGTCTTAAGCCCCTTCCATTTAGAAAGGAAACTCTTGATGAGGTAGTCATTCTCAAACTGTAACGGGCAGATGTAATCTGCCGGGTGCCAATCCAAAGTAAGCAGCTGACTTTCGTCATACTGCAAACGAAGATAAGCACCCAGGGACCTCGGTGTATCTACATCCATGCAGAGCACGGCAAAAACCGTACGCTCAATACTATCACTAGTATGCATAGTAACGCCCTTTCAAGAGAAAGAATCTACTAGGAATTAGTAGACAAACTGGCCATCGCGAATCATAGCCACAATCTGATCCTTAAGGATTAGAAGTGACGACATTTTCGCGAGGTTCGCACGATCCAAATAGCTTGCACGTTCTGGAATAATATACTCCATGAATGCACGCTGGATGTATGCGACAGTTGGCGCTGGAGCGATGCCTGTAACTGTGCTATTCGACACAGTCTCAAGAACAGGCTCATGTAGACCAATCGTGATGCGTTGGACGCGATTGCTGGAATTATCGCCAACTTTCGCGGATGCTGGGCGTTTAAACTCAGCAGAGATGCGCCAAAAACCAATAGCGGGGGGATTAGTCCCACCAACGGTTTGGTCATCCCACCAAAAGACACCATTCTTGTCGAAGCCGACTGGAACAAAGGTGTGATCCACAGGTGTACCCTGGGCATCAGCTATAACGATATTTGCTGCTGAAGGCATAGTGCCTCCTTAGGTTAAGTTTACTTACGGAGAAACTGCGCAAGAAGCGCAGCAGCGCTTAAAAGACGACTGGAACCAAGCCTTGCTTCAAACTTGGGTACAGTCGGGAGTGGATATCCCGTATATACGGTTCTAGCGTAATTAACCACGCTAGCGCCGCATTTGAGGGACATATCACAAGAGGACGCCCCGGCACTAAAGTGCCCGGACTGGCTGTCGACCGAGGAAATAACCTCGAGTAACGTCCAGTAACCAGAAACAAACTGGTTGCGATAGCGTAGAGCTGTCTCCGTAGAACGGAGAAAGCCTCCTACGTCAACAAACCAATCGGCGACGAACGAATAGGGAACAAGTTCCCATGCGATCGAAACTGGATTAAGACTAGTCCAGCGCGCCAGGTCAACATCGTCGTTGCGAAAACGAAGATGCATTCTGACGCCACGCTTGGCTTTGTTGACTACTGGTCCGTGAAACGGAATGGCACCTATTCCGGTGTCAATCTGTCTAAAAGGATCAGTAGCCCACTCCTCTACTCGAGTACAGGAAGCGGAGACGTTCTCAATTCGATTGAGGACGACTCGGAGTGATTCATCAGCGGCGTTATACACGTCGTCGATGAGCTGCCTCCAACCGTACTGATACTCGAGCCACGCGTTGGCAGACCACTGATCGGGACGGAACTTCCAATTCCCTTTCTTAAGATTTCTAACCATCTTGGTCATACGACCAATTAGGTTAGTCATCCGAGCAGTCTTACCGCTCTCTGCCAAAGCAATTGAGAGATCTAAGCGACCTCTCACTTTCTCATTAAGACGAGAAAGGCATTCGTTATAGACGTTGGCTAAAATCGGACCATGACCTTCGTCAGGGCCGATAATACCAGGCGCGGCTATGAATGTCCCAACCCCTGAGCCAGTAGCATAAGAGCCATTCAAACTATTTCGGGCAGAATAACTCCCTTTGTAGTAGGAATAGCGACGAATGTTATAGGCCCAGTAATTCGGGTCGCGAAAATTACCATGCACGACAGCAGAAGAAGTAACCTGCTCAATGTAGGTAACATCAGTGGAGTGCGTCTCGTATGATCCACTAGGATCAGTGACGCGATGCACGCACGGCTCACGAAGTGACATCGAGTAATTCCTCACAGGACCACCTAAACAAGATGATCCCGACCTTCCGACGACCGAGTAAACTCGGGAGGCGTAGGGTCGTGAATGGGAGGAAAAGACGCGTTACTGGAAGTCGAACGGCGATCGACCGCCTTTTCCAGATACAGTGAAACGACTGCGGCTAGAGCCGCCTTAGCTGCTGCTTTCGCAGCAAGAGTCGCTGCTGACAACAGGAATTGACGATCAACGTTCATAAGAATCTCCAGTAAGAGAAGAACTCCCCAGGGGTGGGGAG